GAAGAAGATGCTTTTGCTTGGAATGTGCTTGGCACAACAATCACTCTGTCAACAACATCAGGCACATACTCTTACTCTCTGACTGGTTCAGGTCAGAAGTTCCAAGTTATTGATGTGTTGAACGTAACTAGCAATCTCCAAATGACAAATGTGGACTTTGCTACGATGAATCGTTATCAGAACTTTTCTACCCCTGTTAACGGTATTCCATCCTATTATGCTTTTGATGGTGTTGATGGTAGCTATGACACCAAGGTAACGCTGTATCCTCGTCCTGATGGCGTGTATAGCATCCCATTCAGCCTGACAGTGCCACAAGCTACTTTGTCTAGCGACTCTACTGTTGTAGCCGTTCCTGACGTTTTGGTTGTCCAGAATGCTTATGCTCGTGCTTTGATTGAGCGTGGTGAAGATGGTGGTATGAATTCATCTGAGGCATATCAGTTGTACAAATCCATGTTGTCTGATTACATTGCTTTGGAAGGAACTCGCTATCCTGAGAATCAGGAGTTTGTTGCGATATGAGTAAAGCCCTCCAAGTCTCTAGCGTATCGGCCCCAGGTTTTTTGGGGTTGAATACACAAGACCCATCGTTAGAAATATCGAATGGGTTTGCTGGTATTGCACTAAATTGTGTGATTGACAAGTTTGGTCGAGTAGGTGCAAGACAAGGATACCAAAAGATCAACACATCTAGCGGAACGTTAGGCGCAAATGAAGTCACAGTCATCCATGAGTTGATTCAAACAGATGGCACACTTACTGTATTGTTTTTTGGTAATGGCAAGCTGTTTAAGTTGGGTTTGTCTACGGCTGGTGCTGTGGCTGAATACAACATTGCTGAATATGGCTCTAACGGTTCACCTCTTGCTGAATACACGCAAGGCATTGCAGGGTTAGGTACTGTTCTTGAATTGACTTATGGCGGTGGTGGTACTGCGCCAACATTTAATGCAGGAAATTGGCAAGCCGCAAGTCTTAACAACGTAGTGTATTTCTTTCAGATAAATAACGACCCAATCATTTACGACCCTGCTGTATCCACCACAACTTATCGCAGAGTTTCTGAAAAGTCAGGTTACGCTGGTACTGTGCCAAAAGCAAACGTGGCTATCTCTGCTTATGGACGTATTTGGGCGGCTAATACAACTACTAACAACACAACAGTATCGTTTAGCGATTTGTTGTCAGGCCATGTCTGGTCTACTGGTACGGCAGGATCGTTAGATGTTTCTCGTGTTTGGTCTAACGGCGCTGATGAAATAGTTGGGCTAGCAGCACATAACGGATTTTTGTTTATCTTTGGTAGACGGCAAATCTTGGTTTATGCAAACGCCACAACTCCATCAACTATGACGCTTTCCGACACAATTTCAAGTGTTGGTTGTATAGCACGAGACACAATTCAAAATACAGGCAAGGATGTAGTTTTTTTAAGTGGTAGCGGATTGCGTTCAGTTTTGAGAACAGTGCAAGAGAAATCTGCTCCTTTAGGCGACTTGTCAAAGAATATTAGAAATGATTTCTTAGGCATAGTTGCAAGTGAATCAGACACGCAATTGAGGTCGGTCTATTCTGAGCAGAACGGTTTTTACCTCTTGACTTGCCCTACTGCAAACAAAGTTTTTTGCTTTGATACAAAGACAACTTTGGAAGATGGTTCTTATCGTGTAACGATATGGGACAACATTACTCCGCAAAGTTTTTGCTCTCGCCGTAATGGTGATTTGCTCTTGGGTAAAACTGGTTTTGTAGCAAAATACACTGGCTACCAAGATGACACTTCGTCTTACCGAATGGAATATTACACAAACAATGCTGACTTGGGCAATGATGGGCAAACCTCAATCATCAAGAGAATTAAGGTTCTTGTTGTAGGTGGTAGTAACCAAGCGGTATCAGTATTTTGGGGCTACGATTTTTCATCAAGTTACCAATCGCAGACAATTTCTATACCAACGCAAGCTGTTTCTGAGTATGGCATTGGCGAATACAACATTGCAGAATATGCAACGGGCATAATTTTGGAAGAATTAACTGCATACGGCAGCGGGTCAGGAAAAGTCGTTCAAACAGGATTTGAGATTAACATTAACGGGTCACCAATTTCATTCCAAAAGATTGAGATTCAAACCAAAACAGGCAAACTTGCATAAGGAGCAATCATGTCAAACTACACGAAAACAGTAAACTTTGCAGCCAAGGACTCACTAACAACTGGCGATGCTAACAAAGTTGTTAAGGGAACTGAGATTGATACTGAGTTCAATAACATTGCAACTGCTGTAGCAACTAAGTACGATTCTTCAAGCACCATAGCAGTAGCTAATGGCGGTACAGGGGCAACATCAGCGGCAGATGCACGAACCAACTTGGGTACTCTAGCGGCATCTAACCCATCCTATACAGGTACGTTAACTGGAGGTACTGGAGTTATTAATATTGGCTCTGGACAAATAGGAAAAGATTCTTCTGGCAATTTCTTAGTAGGAACTACGGCTGCAACTCTTAGCACCAATACATTTACTGTTGCGGCGGCTAAACCTGCTCTTGTTCTGGGAAATAGCACAACGGCAGACTCATCTGTTGTTTTAACCCTCATAAAAGCTGGTTCAACAGCCAGTACATCTCAACTCTATGCATCGTTCTCTTACAACTCAGGTAGCAATGGGAATGGTGGGATTTCAGGCAATGGTGATTCACAAGCTGCGTTTTACACAACTTCTGACGCTAGATTAAAAGAAAACATTGTAGATTTGCCTTCACAACTTTCAAACATCATGGCGTTGCGCCCTGTAGAGTTTGATTACAAAGCAAGCAAAGGCCACCAAATTGGTTTTATTGCACAAGAAGTTCAACAAATTTATCCCGACTTAATTTCAGAAAACGCTGATGGATATTTATCTTTGTCTGGTTTAGATAAAAATGCTTCTCGTTTGATTAAAGCAATTCAAGAGCTTAAGGCATTGGTTGATGCACAAGCAGTACGCATTGCCGCACTTGAGTCTCAATAAAAATAAGAGCATGATTGCTAACGGCGTTATTTTGTATGAATTCGTTTGAATGTGAAAAGTGTGGACTATGTTGCAAGAAAGTAAATTGTATGCACCTGACTAAAGACAATTTGTGCAGTATTTATGAGGAAAGACCACTTGTTTGCAACATAAACAAAAGCTATGAAGTTTTCTTTTCCAAGGTAATGAGCAAAGATGAGTTTAACCAGATGAACAAAAAAATCTGCGTGACTTTAATGAAACAGGAGAAATAAGATGGTTCCTTTACTTTTAGCTGGTGCTAGTTTACTTGGTGGATTTATGCAGGGCAAGTCTGCTGAACGAGCGGCTCGTACTCAAGCAAACGCTGAGATAGAAGCGGCTAAATTAGCGGCTGAAGAAGCTCGTTTTCGACCTGTAGGTGTTACCACACGCTTTGGTGGCTCTCAGTTCCAAACTGACGAGTCTGGCCGTGTTTCTGGCGCTTCTTACCAAGTTAGTCCTGAACTGCAAGCCTATCAAGATAGGTTAAGGTCTTTATCTGGCGGTGCTTTGAGTCAGGCAGAACAGGCTGGTCAACAGTATGCTCCTTTGACTGGTGCGGCTAGTAGCTTGTATGGCCTTGGTCAGCAGTATCTAGCTCAAAGTCCTGAACAGGTTGCGGCTCAATACATGGCTCGTCAACAAGACTTGTTGGCTCCTAGCCGTGAGCGTCAAATGTCTCAGTTGCAGAATCAGTTGTTCCAAACTGGTCGTGGTGGATTGTCTGTAGGTGCTACAGGTATGCGTCCGGGCGGTGGTGCTGGTTTGGGTGCTACTACTCCTGAGATGGAAGCCTACTACAACGCATTGGCGCAACAAGATGCACAGTTGGCTGCTCAAGCTCAACAAGCTGGACAAGAGCAATTGAAGTTTGGTGCTGGTTTGTTTGGTGTTGGCTCTAACTTGTTAGATCAGTATCAGACTGGTCAAGTTGGTGCTTTGCGTCCATTTGAGGCTTATTTTGGCCAAGAGAAAGCTATTGAAGGTGTTGGTCAACAGCCTTTGGATATTGGCATTAACTTGGGCGCTAAAGGTATGAGTCCTAGTGCTGCCAATGCTTTGCTTGCTGGTGGTACGAGTGCTGCTCAACTAAGAGGTCAAGCAAATGCTTACAACCCATTTGCACAAGCATTGATGTCAGGCGCACAGAATCCTCAGTTACAAAATGCGTTTGGTAACTTGTTTAGTGGAGGCACTCCATCTGGTGCGGCTGGATACAACATTAGCCCAAGTGCTTATGAAGGTTATTACAACCAACCAACAGCATTTTATCCATAAGGAAAAGTCATGGCATCAGAAATCTTAGGTTTGTTCACAAGCCCACAACAGTACCAACAACAACAACAAGACCTTGCTCGTTCTAGAGCAATGGAGTTTGCAAGACTAGACCCTTTCCAACAAGCAAGTGCTGCTATTGGTCAAGGTGCTTATGGTTTGGCTGGTGCTATCGGCGGTGCTTTGGGTGGTGTTGACCCACAGTTGCAGAAGATCACACAGCGTCAGCAAATCCTTGGCATGATTGACCCTGCAAACCCTGATTCGTATGGTCAAGCCATTCAAGCCGCATTGCAAACAGGTGACCAAGAAGCTGCTTTCCTGTTGCGTAATGAGATGATGAAGGTGAAGGAACAGGCTCAAAATCAGCAGTTGAATCAACTCAAGACTCAAGACTACTTGACTGAGCGTGGATTAGGTATGCAAGAGCGTGGCCTTGTTAATGTAGCTAATGAGTTGGCTGGTCAGTTGCAAAATGCTGATGGGACTATCAATAACGATGTACTTGCAAGATTGCAATCTTTCCCGCAAGGAAGGGCAGTTCTCAAGTCATTAGTGCCAGAAACCATCACTGCTAAAGAAGGTGAGACCATCTATCAGAAGCCAACATTGCCGGGTCAGGAATTTAAGCCACTCTTAACTGGTGCTCCTAAACCAATCCCATTTACAGGTGATGAGTCAAATGCGGCTCTTATTTTGTATCGCACAAATGACCCTGTAAAGATTTTTGAGAAGCATGGTCAGGCTGGACTTGATGCTGTTGCCGCAAGAGCAAAAGCAGTGGCTGGTTTGAAATCTCCGAAAATTGAAGTCAATATGAGTGACCCAACAGCAGTTGCGAAAGCTAATCTTGATGTAATGGGTAAATGGGAAGGGTTCTTGAAGTCTGGCGGTGATGTTGAAGTTGCAAGCAGATTTAAGGCTTTGCAATCTTCAGTTGCGTTAGCGCAAGGTGGAAACCCAACTGCTGATGGCGCAACAATCTTCAACATTGGCAAGATTTATGACCCATCTGGTGCTGTTCAAGAAGGTGACAAAAACACCATTCTTGGCAATCCATCAATTCCGCAAAAGATCAAGGGTTATGCACAACGAGTTTTTGAAGGTGGTAGCTTGACCCCAGAACAGCGTAACGATTTGCTGGCAATTGGAACAAATTTGATTAAAGGTCGTGAGTCTCAACTTCAAACGTACCGCAAGCAATACATTAACAAAGCAAAAACTTTAGGTGGTGCTGAAGAAGACATCTTGAACCCATATCAAGGTTTGATTAAGGCAACACCATCTGAAGTTGTCAATCAAATCCCAACTGGCAGACAACAGACACAACCAGCCGCTAAAACTCAACCAAAGCCACAAGGTAAGTCTGTTATCAAGTGGTCTGATCTTCCTACTAATTAAAGGTCAATCATGGATATTGAACTGCCAAATGGTGTAGTGATTCAGGATATTCCTGAGGGTACGACTCAATCTCAAATCATGGCTAAAGCCATTCAAGCTGGTCTTGCCACTAGAGAGGATTTCGCTACTGTTCTTGGCATGGTTGATAGGGAGCCGCAAACTCAAACAACACCATATAAATCACCTACTTTTGGTGAGCAAATTATTGGTGCTGGAGAGACAGGCTTAACCTTGTTGACTGGTGGAACTACAGGTCTTTTAGGCACTGTTGGAGGCGCTTTAACTGGTGCTTATGAGGAGGCCAAGACTGGTCAGTTTGGCACTCCAGAGGCCGCTAGACGCATTGAAGAACGAGCCGCTTTGGGTGGTCAGCAATACACTTATGCACCAAGGACTCAAGCTGGTCAAGAGCAAGTTAAAGCACTTGGCGAGATAGGTGCTGAACTTGTGCCATTACAGCCAGTATTGCCATCTGGCTTACTTTCTGGCGGTAAGGGTCAAGTTGTTCCCGCAATCAGACAAGTTACTGCTGATGTAAGAGCGGCAGCAAGAGATGCATTACCTCCTCCAGCAATAACTACTGGTCGTGCTAGTGGCGGTGCTGCGGCTACTCCTATGGAGTTAGTCAGACAAACTACTGCTGAGAGTTTGCCTGTTCCTGTCACTCTTACCAAAGGTGCAAGAAGTCGTGAAGCTGAACAACTTGCGTTTGAAAAAGAACAGATGAAGGGTCAGCAAGGCGCACCATTGAGGGCAAGAGCAGAGCAGAACAATCTGGAAGTTTTGCAGAACTTTGATTCCTTGATGGAAATGACTGGTGCTGAAGCGGCTCAGTCTGGCTTTGCGGCTACAGGAAACAAGGTCATTGATGCTTTGTCTCAAGGATGGCAAGGCGCAAAGGCTAAGACCACTGCCGCATACAAGAAGGCTGAAACTGCCGGTGAACTTGAAGCTCCAGTAACCTTGGATTCATTGGCTACATACATCAATGAAAATATGCCTGAATCTACTGTTGCGCCTGTTATTAGTGTCGCAAAGAGCAAGGGTATTCAGCTTGGAATATTGACAGAGTTGGAAGATGGAACTGTTCAGGCTGTTCCAACTACTTTGGCAAATACAGAACTGTTGCGTAGAACAGTCAATAAGACTATGGGTGTTGACGCAACAAACAAATCGTTTGGCAGTAGCATTAAGCAAGTCATTGATGACTCTACTGAAAGTGCTGGCGGTGACTTGTATAAGCAAGCCAGAGCAGTCAGAGAACAGCAAGCCAGAAAGTTTGAAGGTCGTGCCATTGTTTCTAATTTACTTACCAAGGTAAAAGGCAAGGATGACCCCAAGGTAGAGGCTAGCCAAGTCTTTCAAAAATCTATCCTGAATGGTAGCCCTGAAGAAATCACGTTCTTGAAGCGTGTTCTTTACACTAGCGGCAAGGATGGACAGACTGCATGGAATGAGATTCAGGGTTCAACCATCAAGCACATAGAGGAAGTGTCAACAAGTGGCCTTGGCACTGACTCAATGGGAAGAAAGATTGTCTCTCCAGCAAAGTTGAATGAAGCAATCAATAGCCTTGACAAGAATGGTCGTTTGGACATTGTTCTTGGTAAAGACAAAGCGCAAAAAGTTCGTGACCTGAATGAAGTTTTGCAATATGTCCAGACTGTGCCTCCCGGCACTTTAGTCAATACATCTGGCACTGCTGGCGTTATCTTGACGGCTATAACTGAAGCTGGCTTGACTGGTATGGTGACTGGATTGCCAGTTCCTGTTTTGTCTGGTATTCGTGCCGCAAATCAGTTTGTTAAAGACCGCAAACTTAAAGCACGAATTGAAGATTCCTTGAAAAAAGGAGACTGAAATTGATCCAATCAGCATCTGTCTCCTTGCGGCTGGTCTTGTTAAGAACATCCAAGCTGGCTGTGAGCTATACAAACAAGCTAAAGAGTCTTTTGTGGAGATTAGAGCCACTGCGGATGAAGTTATCGCTATTGGTAGAGAGGTTAAAGGTTTCTGGTCGAAACTTAGCGGTTTCTTTGGCTCTAGTGCCAAGCCTAAAGCTGTTAAGCCTGTTTCAAAAGCTAAAAAGTCTGCTTATGTCGCTGTTGACGAAACTCAAGTCAAAGTGGACATCGTTAAGAACCTCACTGAGTTCTTTAAACTTCAAGAACAACTTGCTGCACACATACGAGAAGAAGAAGAAAAGTCTAGAACAGTCTACGACCCAGATCAAAACCACATGGAGGCGGCACTCAAAAGAGTGATGGCTCAACAAGAGATGGACAGGCTTGTTGTGACCATCAGGGAAACGATGGTCTACCAAAGCCCACCTGAGATGGGTGCTTTGTACAGTTCAGTTTTTGACATGAAAGAGGTCATTCAGGAGGAACAAGATCAGGCTAGGATGAAACAAGAGGCTAAAAAGAGGCAAGAAGTATGGCAACGCAAGGAGGAAGAAAGAAACTTCCAGCTAAAACTAGCGTACCTAGCGGCAACTACTATATTCCTCCTCTACCTGTGGTTGTGGCTTCTCCTACTGAGTCGTTGGGGGAAAACATAATGGGATGGATAGCGGCTTGTGTGTTGGTGGCCTTGCTCTTGCCTTTGGGTGCGATGCTGTACTTGGACATCCTTGAGGCCAAGCACGAGGTTAAACAAGAGGTTGAAAAGGTTCAGAAGTTAAGACGGCAAATTGAACAGGAGAAACGCAAAAATGACAAAACATGACTTTTCTGTAGTGATGCTGACCATTTGTGTTGGTATCCTTTGCGGGTTATTGGCTGGTTGTTCGGATAGATTTCGTTACCCTTGCCAAGACCCGCTGAACTGGGAACTGGATGAATGTAAGCCGCCGATTTGTACCGCTACAGGTACTTGTCCTGATATGTTAGTCAAACCAGAGGAGAAAAAGTAATGGCAACCGTTG